GGTGGTTTGGGGAGTTCCCAAATACATAATGCGACTTGTATCATGAGGCGTAAGAATAGATTCGGCTTCTGTACATAACTGGAGAAGTTTCTCTCTCATCAGCTCTGTCATACTGTTTCCTGGAACTTCAATATCGTCCAGAATCATTAAGTCAGCTCTACTACCAGTCATCTGACCAGTTATACCAACGGATTTAACTGATGGTGCTTGGTGAGGAGAGCAATTTACATCAAAGGATATACGTGACCATCTACTGTCTTCTGACTTAGGCTGTAGATGTTTAAGCCACGGTGTTTCGATAATTAGTTTTTGTAGAAATATACTCATGTTGTCTGCTCGTTCCTTCGATGCAGAAATTATCATTATTTTCTTTTCGGGGTCATTAAATAGAGTCCATAGAACAAAAGCACCAGTAATCCAGCTCTTGCCAACTCCCCGAAACGCCTGTATTTGTAGTCGCTTGGGACCACTTTGCAAGTAATCTGCAATTGCATATTGTGCCCTCGTTGGTGAAGGTAGGTCAAGCTGCTCCCATAATGCTTGCAGAAACAGCTTGAAATCGCCCTGTAAGGCTGTTAAAACGTCTGTCATATACGAATGTGTACAAATTAATTAAGGGCTTATGTCAAACGATTTATCAAGGGTTCTGAAGACTGGTGTATATAATAAAGGATCAGACCAATCATTATTTGTTCCAATTGCTAAACGATTTTGTGGGTTTCTAGCTGCTTTGCTGTTATTTGGCTTTTTACCACCAAATATTTTTAATTTAGTTTTGCCAGCATTGTTAATAGCTGTATTAAGCGCATGAAATTCAGAATTTCTTGCAATATTAGCTTGAGGGGGACGAACAGTAATGTTTTCAGCTTGATTACCTACAAATTGTCCAGCATTTCTCATATTACGAAAATATTGAATTACTCTTTTTGGACTCATACCTTCAATTGCTTTAGCTGTTCTAGCTATAGGAATATTATGATCTCCATGTAACCCTTTACTGGCAGCTTGAGCCATAATCATAGAAAAAGCTCTTGATTGTTTAGGAGTCAGTTTAGGGGTAGAAATTTTTTCAGCTTCAGCTCTTTTTGAATTACCTCTTGTTTCTTTTCTAGTAACTATACTTTTATATCCAACCCTATCGTTTCCTTTATTCTCAGGTTTAAATTCAACTCCAAGATCTTTCTTGGTCGGTAATTTACCGGTTATTTTGCTATTACCTTTTCTATCTCTCCAATAAGGTACACCATATTGTTGAGTTAAAATTTCATTTAATATTGGAAAAGGTTTGTCGTTAGTGGCAGCTCTTATAGCCTTCCACAACTCAGGATTTTGTTTTATCCAATTATTAGCTACACTGGTATATTGCTTCCTCGTAAGGCTAGTTTTTTTCATTAAAAAAGCCCCTTACGGGGCGGTATATATTTTTTAGTGGATATTTATGCAGCGATGTGATCGCTTATAATTCGTTCTCTAATAGGTCGACTTCCAAATGTCTCTCGACACCATCGGAGCCAATGACTACTACCTTTGTCTTGATTACATTTTTGACAGGCGGGTACAACATTCGTTGTAAGATCCTCGCCACCTCTGCAACGAGGTTTGACGTGATCGAGTGTAAGTTCGTGTAATTCATAAAAATTTCCGCAATAAACACATTGACAGTTAAAGTGCTCTTTTATAGCTCTTCTCCAGAGCCGTTTAGATTCTGAACTTGTCATGGTTATTAAGTTGTGTAAGTAATGTTTTGGACTAGGTAGTAAAGGGGTCATGCGTATCTGTTTCTGTTCTTAGATCTGAGCTGTGCTCTTCCGCTATTGCTTCTTGGATTTTTATTATCATGTGATGCATCACGTTTATCACCGACTTTCAATCCAAGCTTGCGCCTTAATCTTTGGGCACGAGCTATCAAAAGCTTTGCCTTTTTTGTTTTGTTGTATTTAGATTGATACTTATTCTTTTCCTTTTTTTTATCAGGGTTAGCATCATAGTATTTCTTAGAATCGCTTGCCATGAAGCCTCCGTGTTACAAGTTCTGGATCTACCTCTGGTAATACTTTTGCCAGCTTTTGTAACGGGTTACCATCATATGCAACGCCACTTATATCATTTGACTTCAGCCAATCACAGGCTGCTTTTAAATCTTGAGTAGTAGCTTCACCACTCTTAACTCTGTCTAAAAACTCTTTTGTGACCAACTGATGTAGTTCATTGAACTGTTCTTCAGTTGCTTTTTTCATTTTCTTTTCTTAGCTGTTTTTGCTGAATTTCTAAAATTTGAAGCAGTAGGAGCACCTTTAGTTCCAGGTTTTCTCATTTTTTCTCCGGATCCAGCAGCTATTCTTTTTCTTTTTGCATGTATGTTTGCATAAAGTCCACGTTTAGCGACCATACTTTTTTCCTCCTTTTTTCATTCCTTTACAGGAACTTTTTGATTTGTGTGCCATTAGCATTTCCATCTTCTTCTTGCTTTCCTTAATCTGCTATTTGGATCTTTAGCAGCTTTTGGAAATTTTTTCATTTGCCCTGCACTTCTCGCACAGTATGATTTTTTTCTAGGACCACCTTGTGGTTGTGGTGCTTTAAGGTTTGAGCCGGTTTCTCTGTTGTATTTCTCTCTACCTTTTTTAGTAAGACCACCTGATCGACTTTTATGCACGCCGATTTTAAGACTAACGTTTTTATTAGCCATTACGCTTTCCTAATTTTTAATTTGTCTGATTTCTTTTTAACTAAATCAACTCTGAATCTGTAACCACCATATTCATTGTCTTTAGTGTTTCTTTTTTTGATTGCAGTGCTTCTTTTTTGGTAAGTACCTACAACACCACCAGTTTGTTTATCTATTAATTGATAGGGCATTATGCAGTCCTTTTTTTCTTTTTGTTTTTCTTTTTGGCTTTATCTATCCTTAAAATTCTTTTGTAATCCTCTTTATATCTCTCAGGATCAAGATTATAAAGATATCTAGGTACGCCTCTAGTGGTTTTAATTTTTAGGATATTATTAGCTGCCATTAGTCAATGTCCAACCCTTTTTTGACTATTTCTAAAGCTTTATTATCAAGTTTATTATCAGTCTGCTCAACTAATTTTTCTAATAATTCAACTACAAATTTCTTGAATTTAGGGCTTTTTAAACCAGTTAGTACGAGTGGTTTTAGTAGTGCTAACATCTTTTTTCTTAAGTAATGATTGTATTGGTACTACGTCTGAACACAAGTGATAAACACGAGTGCCAGGTAGCAGGGTAAAGCCACGTTGCATAATTTTTGTACAGTTGTCTATACGGACAAGCTCGTAATTTAATTGCATCTTTTCTTCTTGACGTTTAGCTATGGCTCTACATTGTTTAAGACCCTCTCTATCTAGAGGAACCATAAAGTTAAGTTGAAATCCCCAGTTCTCATTAAGTTGATAACTTGTTGGATATAAACCTTCCATATCTTCTTTTTCTGTATATGGATTAGTATGGTTGCCCATATAGAAAGGACTAAACGTCATTGTTGATCCGTTGCATTGAATGCTAGGACCGTACGACTGTCTTGAAGAAGCTCCATTGTTCTGGAATTGGACAGCCGAATTGGTGACATTTCCGGTAGCTGCGGCTACGGGATTTGCGTTGTTATTGGTGTCTCCTTCAGCAAATACTGGATTTACTGAGAGAATACAGAGAGCGAGGTAGTAGTAGAGTTTATGGTGTAGTTTGTTGTTGTATCCCATTGCTCTACTAATCCTGCTGCTCGACTTGTTGTTTCTAATGTCCAAGGCAGAGTTGCATCTGTTACTGAGAATGTTGTACCAGCTGTAGATATATCTGCTGATGGAGTTACGTTTGTTCCTGACCATGTATTTACTTCAGATCCGAATATCTGTTTCTGCGTAACCTCAGTTATAGTTTGAGTTGTGGTGGTGGTTGAGTTCATACTCCCAGTCGTAAACTGAGGCGTAACTGTATTTGCTTTAACTACTGCGGGTGACAACAGTGCTAAAAGAATAATAAATTTTTTCATTTATTTAATTAATTTTTGACATTCGGAACATTTAACTGGTCCTTTGCCGTTTCCGTTTTTTCCGTTAGAAGTGGTTAGCCCAAAACTGGCTATACCGCCAGCAAAAATCGAAGCTACGAACGTGATATCCGCTGCGCTGGAAGACTTCTTAAGCATTGGCACATCAACATAATTTAAAGTAATTATGAAACCTGACCAAACTACAACTCCCAATCTGACAATTGTTGATACCACTTCCATTCTTTCTTCATGCGTATCACACCCGTGTATTAACCCCTTCTTTTTTTCTTCCACTAATTTTTCCAATTGCTTGTTTTAGTAATGGTTTCATTGCTGTAACCGCCCATTTAAAAGCGGCTGTGGCAGTAAGGGTGGCTGCTACCGATACGACTGCTGTAGTTCCAGCAGTTATTAATATTTCATTTTCTGGTATAGGTACTTTGTAATCTAATATTGGTATATTTACTTGTCTTAATCCTGTATCTGTTTCTTGTGTCGCTTCAGGTTTAGTACCTTCCGGTTCTCTTAAATCGCTAGGTGGTACAACTAAAGGTTTATAGAAAGGTACTTTTCCTGTAGGTAAAGGAATAGATATTGTTTGATAAGTTTCAACCGGTGGAATTACTATGGTGGGTAACTCCATATCAGATTGAATAAGGAGAGTTACCAAGTATTGATTTATTCCATTGAGCTTTTAATGCGTCTGTATCAGAAGCAGCTTCTATAGAATTGTCAGCAGGAGCATCTCTTAATGCATTTTTCTTATCAACAATATCCTTTGTATCAGCACCAGTTTCCAACGCTTTTTGAAATTCAATATCAAGTTCTGCAAGTTTTGGTGTTCTTGCTTTTCTAATTCTTGTCTTGTGAAGTTCTTTGGCTTTTGCCATGTCTACACCAAATCCCATAATTTACTCCGTATAAGTCCAAGCACCTCTAAAACTCCTATCTGTAGGAATTGCAGATTTATTAACGGTATAGACTGGTCTATCTTTTGGACAATCTTTGTCTTTTATTTGTTCTAAGGTTAGACCACAGTCATCTGCTGGCATAACTATTGATATGCCACCATCATCCCTTGTATAAATAAATCTATAGTCTGAATTTGCCATAATTTTAAAATTTATTTTATGTTTAGTTAATTATCGAATACGACAAGATAGATATAATCTTTATCCTCAATTGCTCCATCTACATTTTCATTGAAAAGCTTTAAGCTAGTTCCGCTTGGGTCTTTTATTTCTACACTACCGACTTGTGAGTTTGTGTCGTCTCCACCACCTGAAGCAACAGCTATGTAATTATCATCACCAAAACTAGAAGAAAAATTAACTACATATTTACCTGAGTCGTCATCAGTTACGGAAGAAACGCCAATACTTGCACGAATAGACGGTGGAGTTCCAGTTCCATCAAAGTTCACATAAGCTTTTGCTCTACCATCAAAAATTTCTTGAGCTGATGATCCATGACTATTACTATCATCTCTAAGATCACCAGAAAACTTAATGTTGCCTACTACTTGTACGCCAGAAGAATTAGTATAGAATTTTTCATTACTATTTTGAAATAGTTGGACGCTGCCATCATCATTAATTACAATGCCATTCTCACCTGATTTTGCCTGTAAAATTATATTTCCACCGTCATCATCATCTACATTATTTCTTATATATAAATGACCTGTATGATTATCAACGTAGGAATCCGTTTCGTTATGGTAGACCTGTAAATCATTGTCATTACCTACAAGTAAAAATCCATGTGTACTGCTTCCACTAGAAACTGCTGGATTGTCTGGAACTTTAAATCCTACAGTTCCTGCACCTGTTGTAGTAGATATCCCTGAAGTTGTCGTACCTGTATTCGTTGTCTCAAATGTTTTAGTGGCGTCAAAGTATAATTCTACCGCTCCGTTTTCAACAGCATTTATTAAATTTTCATTTGATGCTGCATTTTGAAGTTTAAAGTCATTAGTAGAAAGTATAAGACCACCAGTGCCGGCATCATTAATTCTGGATTGATTTCCATCATGAAATAGCTCAAGATCATTTCCAGTCCCAAACCTAATTTTATTATTGTCTGGAATATCTAAGTTGTTAGATAATTTATCTCCAGTAACTGCATCATCAGCAATTTTAGCCGTAGTTACTGCCCCGTCATTAATTTTATTAGTAACAACAGCATTAGTTGCAAGTTTAAATTGATTAACAGCGTTACTATCTATCTTAGATACAGTAACAGCACTACTAGCTATTTTTGCTTCTGTAACAGCGTTACTGTCTATCTTTGCGGCAGTAACTGCATTATCTGCAAGCTTCGCGTTGGTTACAGCGGTAGCATCAATCTTAGCGGTAGTAACATTACCATCTTGTATCTTATCTGCTGTAACTGAATCATCTGCCAGTTTAGCAGTAGTTACAGCACTGTTATTTATTTTTGCCGTGGTAACAGCCAGAGGATTAATTTTATTAGTTATAACTGCTTGATTATTTATCTTAGATGAAGTTACAGCGTCATTTGCTATTTTACTTGAAATTACCGCAGAATCTTGTAAGTTTACTGTTGCAATATCTTCAAATTCAATCGCATCACCAGCTGAATTTACTTTTAATACTTTATTAGCTGTATAGTTTGCAGGCGTATCAGTAAGCCCCGTAAATGTAGTTGATCCACTTCCAGATCCACTAGATTCATCAGCAACAATAAATGAGGATGATGAAGCTTGATATTTAAGTATTTTACCGTCCGCTTTACCAGTAGTATTAACGTTAGCTAGATCTCCAAGATTTTTTGTTGAAGTTACGTCCGCATTAGTTGCTATGGTGTCTAATTTTGTACCATCTGTTGCTACGTCACGACCGTCAACTGTACCTGTGACCGTTATATTGCCAGTAACATCTAAGCCCGATTCTGCGTCTAAATTATTTTTTATTATCGTACTGCTTGGCTCAATTCTTAGCCTTTCTGGTGGTGTACCACCTCCAACATTACTGTCATAATGACGTATGCTTAAATTATTGCCATTAGCTTCTATATAGTAATCATCGGCATTATTATCAAGAAAAGTTAATCTTGGACTATTACCTTGGATTGTTATTGCATCTCCAGTTGTTGTTATAGCTTGACTAAAACTAGGTGATATCTTTGTTCCATCTATAGCAGCTGATGAGTTAATATCAGCGTTGACTATAGAATTGTTAGCTATTTTTGCGGAAGTTACAGCTTGATCTTTAATATGATTAGTACCTACAGCCCTCAAATCATCAGTAGATGCATGACTCTCTAAGATGGTATCACTTACTGACTGATCAGCTATCTTTGCTTTAGTTACAGCTTGATTACTAATTTTTGTGGTTGTAATAGAACTATCAAGAATCTTAGTCGCAATGACTGCATTATCAGCAATCTTGGCGGTAGTAACAGCGTCATCAGCGATTTTGGCTGTTGTAACAGCCTGAGACGCTAGTTTAGGTGTAGTAACTGCTCCGTTTGCAATCTTAGCTGTAGTGATAGCTTCATCTTTTAAATCTGAAGTAAGTATTACTTGATTCTGTTCTTGACTTGCAAGTCTAACCATATCGTGACAAGCATTTAAGTCACTAGCTCTAATTGAAGATCCAGCCGCAAAAACTGCTGCTGCTGAATCTAAATCTGTTTCTCTATATATATGTATATTCCCAGTTCCGCTTGCTGTAGTAGCACCTCCTATAGTAAGAGTTGTTCCTGATATCGTATATTGACCAGTATTAGGTCCAGAAGCTACATATGTCAGAGGTGTACCACCATCAACTTTAACTTTAATATCTTGTGCTTTTATATATTCAATTGAGAACGAGAAGGAATTAGTCCCACCGTTAAAAAATTGTTCAGTTGTCGCCATCTTATTAAGTTGTAAATTAATTTGATGGGTGGATTATTTGTTTTTTAAATTGAAAACATCTGGCTGTTCTCTTGTCTGTTTATTTGATTTGCGGTTATCCATAACTCTTTCTTTACTTTCTCTAAGTAACTGTTTAACTTCCGGTGTATTTTTAATCTTTGACCAAGCTTTCTTTTTAGCATTATCAAATAATCTTTTAATAATATCGGTATGATAGTAAGCCTTCATTGGATCTAAAGCTCTATTACCATTCCATGTATCAGCTTCCATCTTTTTAACAGAAGCAATAATTTGAGGATCTTTTGCTAATAGATCTAACTCATATTGTAGATTTTGATCTCCAATTGCTTTTTGGAACATTGACCTAATATGAGGATGATCCTTAAAGCTGACGTTTAAACCACCCTGAGTATATCCGTAAGTAGTAGTTCTTAAGTCATATCCACTATCAAACAATAGCTTACGTCCTGGACTGTAATCTAAGCTAATATTGAATGGACTTATAGCGTTAAACATACGAGTTGGAAAGTCCCAATCTCTTATTGGTCTTCCAGTAAGTAGGTCATATTTAGTAGGTAATGCACCTGATCCAGCTAAACCTTCAAGAAACAAGTTTCTATTTCTTAAAGATTGTCCTATACCAGAATTAATTTCCTTCATATAAGGATTAATTAATTTACCAAATTCATTTCTTAAAGAAGATAGAGGTAATGAATTGTTAGCTAAACTTGCAATAATTCTTTCTAATTGACCTTCGCGTCCAGCAAATAGATCAACAAATTGCTGAATACTTGCCAAATAAGATTTACTAGATAAACCTTGCATTATTACAACAGCTAATTTTCTATATTGCTTCTCAGTCCATTCCGGACCCATTTGATTCATGTGGTCACCAATATCACCAATAGTTGAAAGTATTAGGTTAAATGGTTCAAATGAGTCATAACTAACCCATACATTACCAAGTCTTATACTTCTAGGTTTCCATCCACTATCAATCCATAACTGACGTTGTTGTCTATTAGATGGACCATTACCAGTTAAACCACCATTTACATAATGCATGTTAGCCATAAGAATTAAAGAAGAGCCAATAGCCATTCTTCCTCTCATAAGTGCTTTAGCATTAGCTAATTCAGTAGCATTAGTAATTCCATATTGTTGAACTAAACTTAAATCATTTGCAGTAGCTTTAAAAATATCTCTACTTTCTTCAACAAGCATATTAAATATAGGAGTATGCTTAGCTGTTAATTCAAGTCCATTCATACCAGTTCTTGCAAACAATAAGAATGGTTTAGTCCAAGGATTAGCACTAAATGTTGAATCTAGTTTTTTAGCAAATCCATGAAGGTCACTTGTTAAGGTTGCTTCTTTCTTACTATATAAAGCTGCATCATCAATGATATTTCCATCAGCATCCATTATCTGACTGAAGAAATCATCTTGAGACTTTTTAAGCATTTCCGGTGAAATCTCTGTGATCTGTCCTGTGTTGTACAAATCCATTGCTTCACGCATAGCTTTTTCTTTTGCTTTAGCTCTAGCTAGTAATAGACCAAATGCGTCATCAGTCGCACCCATTATTTTTGTTGAATAGGTTAAAAACTTATTATCGTTTAAAGCTCTAATTCCATTAGCCACAGTGAATGCAAATCTATCTCCATTTGTTGCTCTACCACTATTTTCTATCCAGTCAGTAAACATATCCCATTGTTGGTCACCTTTAGTAACTTCTTGGAATCTGGTTTTAATAGTTGATAGATCTCCTGACCAGTAACCATTAAGGTTTTTAGTAAACAATGTCCAAGCTTCTGGTATAGCTTCACGCATTGCATTCATTGATGCTAATGAAGCACGAACAGTTGCACCATCAGCACGAAGAAATGCACCTAAAGCCATAGATAAAGGTCTTAAAAATGTTGCAGTACCAGTACCTAATATTGCTCGCATAGGAGTTTTAGGTCCACTAAGTACACTATTGGTCATTACTCGACCCATACCCTTAACTATTAATCCTGTTTCTTTTTTAATATTTCCTTTTGAATCTGTGAATTTACCACCAATAAACTTCTTCCTTATATAATTGTCAAAATCAGTAAGATTATGAATATCACCACCCATGGAAACTGCTTCCATATAAGCTTTAAATAAATCATCATCTCCATCACCAGCCAGTTGCATAGCTAACTTATGAGCCTGTATTGATTGTTCTGCTTCGGCTTGTATTTCTGCTTTGATCTGTGCTCTAGTAGGTTTTTTCATACCCCTATTTTGTAAGCCAGCAAACATATTACTTTGCAATTTCTTAGATGTATTTACATGAATAATTCCAGCAATGATTTTGTCATACATTGCAGCAGCTGGAGAATCTATATCTGCTAAATCAGCTATGTTATATAACTCTCTGTTTGTAATACCAGAATCTCTTATCTCGCTTAATAATGAACCTATAACTAATTCAGATGCTTTAACTTGCTTAGAATCAATAAAATCAATACCAAATAATCTAGAGTTTTTTTCTAAAGGTGACCAAAATTCTGAAGCAGTTAATTCACTTGTATTTCTACCTTCATATATTTTTTGAGCTAATGATATTGCATCACCCCATAATTCATATAAAGGCTTATTTTGAGCAGCTGCTTTACCAACTTCTTCCTGTACTCTGGCATCACTCATATAGCGATTCATTACTTTTTGCAGATCTTTAGTCGCCATATTTGCATTAATCTGAATACGTTTTAAACCGGCTGGTGTGTAAGTAGAACCAGCAGATCCCATTTCCGCACCGTATTCATGATTAATACGTTTAAGAGATTGATCTACATCAAATGGCTCATCAATGGATGTTGTTGCACCCTGCCATTTGTTAGCCATGCTTCTATTCTTATATGCACCAAAATCTTCACCTTTGACTTGATCCATAGCCATTTCGACATTCTGTTTATTGATACTGTCGTTTCTTTTTGCTGCTTTTTGTACTGCATCTTCAACACCATCAATTACATCACCACTTGGTAGCTGCATAGATTCAGGTATAACTTTATTAGTACCTTTTATCTTCTTAATTCCTTTACCAAGAACGATACTGGCAGCATCAAAGAATGCACCAATACCCATACCTTCAACAACATTCTTCAATGTTTTCATAGCAGGGTGATCTGTATCTCTAGTTGATAATGGTGTATCAATCCAGCCGAATCTATCTCGAACCATGCCTAAAGCATTGGCTTCCTGACTGTACTTAGACATAAGGTCTGACGTAGCACCAATGGCAGCACCTCTAACTAAAGTTCCACCAACTACTCCAGTACCAGCTAAAAGTCCGCCTAATCCAGCAGCTTTTAATGCAAGGACACTAGCTGGAACCATTGATCCAAAATGAACTAAGCCACGTATAGCTCCTCCCCACCAAGTTTTAGTTTCAATAGGGTTATCATCTTTAACAAACCAATCATCCCATTCAGCTTTATATCCTTCTTCAGTTGCCTGTTCCTCTACCAT